GTTTCCAAAATCATCAAGCACAACAATGGGTTGGCCTGTGTATCCTTCCCAATACTCGTTTTTAGCTCGGCGGGGAAATGAGCTGGACTCATACTTGATACCTCTTTCTTTTAGGTAGCGGCGGAAAATGCGCGCCTTCAAAACTTCAGTGGCAACACTTTTGCCCACTCCTGGATGTCCAAATAAATATAATGCCACGGGTTGGGTCCGAATTGTGTGGCAACGAGCAGGACTATGAGTAGCCCATTCGACTTGGTCTTTTATGCGCTTTTGTAAACTAGCAACTAAGTGGACATTTGATCGGGAATTCAATTTAGAAGCCTGAAAATGATATTCATTGAGTTCATGATATACAGTTAAAGTTTGATTTGCAATTGGGGCTGAGGAATCAATAAGGGGTTTTTCAAATTTTTCAATCAATTTGACTGCAGCATATAAATTCTCTAATTGGGGAAAATTTTGCATGAATTTATACTCATCCGCACTTACACCATAGACAGTAGTATAGTAAATTTCAGCAAGGTAATCGAAGATCCAAGAGAACATATCTTTCAAAGCTCTAAAGCCTTGAGCAGCACGTCCCACATTGCCAAAATGTTTAGTCATATCAGAAGGAGAAGGAATTATTCCTGAACACATCAGGGAAAAAGCTCCACATAGAAAAGCAAGAAATCCAGTAAATGGAAGTAGTTCGGGTGCTTTTGTTGCTGTAGCTAGCATGTCGGAAACCAAAGACTGGCTAACTCGACTAGTTTTGGGGATAGCGCCAGTGGAAGCATAGCTAATTCTGCATTCATTCATTGGAATTCTACTGGACGCTTCAGTTACTTCAGTTTTAGAGAACGATGGAATCAAACTCATCAAACTATCAAGGGAAACATGGAGAAGACGGGCGAGATTAGTACAGTGAAGAGTTAACAGTAACATCTGCTTTTGTTTTAAGCTGTTACCAATTGAAATCAAAGAAACAAGAATACTCAAGAGATCATATTCTGAAGGAATTTTAAACAAACTTTTAAAGTCATCACTAGCTGATGAAAGAGTCTTTAAAATATTTTGAACCATATCAATTGTGGGGTTAAGTTTATCAACAGCAGTAGACAATTTAGCACCATTCACAACTGCAGCAGCAGCTGAACCAGATCCAGGGAGGACAACATTAGCAGCAACATAAGCTCCTGCTTTTGCAGTTTCAGCCAAAGCTGAAGGATTTGAGCAAACATACATAACATCATCCTTAATTTTAGAAACAGTATCAGAAACCAAAGTTTGTGCATGTCTTTTCCGAGTGGCATCGTTTTCACGGTTTTTCTTTCTGTTTCGCTTTTCCAATTCAATTTGCCGTTGTACGTGATTAGCTTGTTTAACTTTATGTTTCTTCAGGCGTTCAATTTCGCGTTGCAGATGAGTAATTTCTTTTCGTTGTGCACGTACTTTATCTTCGTCAATATATCTAGAATAAGCTGGAGGGCCGGGATTTTGTTCAACATCACCTGCAAGAATCAACCGAAGTTGTTGATAAGTGGTGTTGATTGAATAACTACGAATATCTAGATCACAATAAAGTTTTACATTAATTTCAAATTTTTCAAATACAATTTTGGTCGCTTCAAAATCAATCATTCCAGTCATGTTACTGTCAAAATCAGTGACATACAAGGGCACTCCATAACAAGACATTAAGCGTAAGAAACATTTGATTTGATCCCATTCTTCTGATACAAACATATTGTCCATAAAATTTTCACGAATTTTAAAAAGAGTATCAATTAAAGCAGCAGGTTCGTCAGAAAGATCGAATTGTTTAAGATAAGCATAAAGAGCATGAGACTGAAGAGGTTGTTCACGAGAATCGAATTCCTCGATGAAATTTCGGATGTTGTTAAGAGCAGCAGTAGCAGCTAAAGAATGAATAGAATATTCATTTACGTCATCATCAGTAGCATATCCACAGTCCATTTCCGATGTACAAGCCAGGTCAAGGTTATCCATAAAATCAGTCAAAGTTTTAATATCATTACACTTGTCCATGTTATATTGAATGCGGCTTTTAAATAGGATAGCGTTTTCCGGTATACCACCCTATAAATAGGGATTGACCTTCTACGGCTAACGATTGTCTTAAAATCTTTCTCTAAAGCACAGTGGACGAAATCTGTTTATCAGTCCAGTCACGAAGAGTTATTCAATGCTAC